TATCGAGACAGGACTATCACACCTTAGAGGATCGCAGAGTATTGCTCAGTTGTCTGACTGCGTGATTGCACTTGAGCGTAACCAACAATCAGAAGATGAGATAGAAGCATCGACCACTAAGGTTAGGGTGTTGAAGTCTAGGTACACTGGTGATGTTGGCGTAGCTTGTAGTCTATTGTATGACGGTAAGACAGGGCGCTTGAGAGAACTTGATAGCTATGATGAGTCGCAGTTTGATGGAGATATAATATGAGCAAGGCACCGTATGGAACTTACGCATTTCAAGAAGCACTTAAACAACTGAGACAGTTGAAGCCTGATCTGGTTTATTCTTGTGCGTATTCAAAGCAGGGAACAGTTTTCAATAGTTTCTTGATAGCTAAAAATAGAACACGCTTTAGACCAGTGGGTGTGTTGGACTGGGCGCACTTCACTATGGCGGGACTTAGAGTGGCAATACAGTATGACGTTTTAGATGAGTACTATTTAGAGATGCTTAAAGATCCTCGCAGCCCCTCTAATACATGGAAGAATACAGAAAAAGAAAACAGATTGAAAGAAAAATACAGCCACGGCTTAGGTGAATCCCATGAGTAACTTAGTATTCGATATAGAAGCAGACGGCTTAGACCCCACGAAGATTCATTGCATCGTGGCTCAAGATGTAGATACTATGGATGTGTTTACGTTTGATAACACCCAACTGCAAGAGGGCTACGACATGCTCTCCTCTGCAACTAAACTAATTGGACACAACCTGATAGGCTATGACATCCCTGCCATCAAAAAGATTTCAGGTGTTGATTTGTTTGGTAAGAAGATTGTAGATACATTAGTACTATCTCGTTTGTTCAAGCCAACCCGCGAAGGCAACCACGGTCTTGAGGGCTGGGGCTATCGCTTGGGTTTCAAGAAAGGTGACTTCGGACAACAAGAAGATGCGTGGGATGTATATACACCGGAGATGTTAGAGTACTGCAAGAACGATGTGCTTCTTAATACTAAAGTCTATGAAGCTTTGAAGCTTGAGAGCCGTGGCTTTACTCCGTTGTCTGTACAGATAGAACACGCAGTGGCTAAGATCATTGACGAGCAACGCAGCAACGGCTTTGTACTGGACGTTGAGAAGGTCATGGGGTTGATGGCTATGTTTGAAACCAAGCTGCATGACATTACAGTAGAGGTGCATGAGGAGTTCCGTCCGGTTGTTACAACTCAGATCCTCTCACCCAAGTTCACAGCTACTGGAGCACTAGCTAAGACAGCTACCGATCAACACGGCAAAGGCACACGCTTAACTGAAGAAGAGTACGAGCGTCTAACTTTAGACATGGACTCTAAGCCAATTGCTCGGCACACTGAGACAGAGTTTAACCTAGGTTCTAGAAAACAAATCGGCGAATACCTGATTCGTTTCGGCTGGAAGCCCACAAAACATACACCGACAGGTCAGCCGATTGTAGATGAAGCAACACTAGGCAGAGTTAAAAGGATTCCACAGGCTGCAATGATTGCTACATATCTCATGTTGCAGAAGCGTTTAGCTCAGACTAAGAGCTGGATCAAAGAGCTTAACGAAGAGACAGGCAGAGTACATGGATACGTTAATCCTAATGGTGCCGTGACTTCTCGTATGACTCACTCACATCCTAACATGGCCCAGATTCCTAGCAGCAACTCGCCGTATGGTACTGAGTGTAGGTCTTGTTGGACTGTACCCAAGGGCTATAAGCTTGTTGGCATTGATGCTTCAGGCTTAGAACTTAGAATGCTTGCACACTATTTAAATGACGAGGGCTACACGAATGAAATCCTTAATGGAGATATACACACCACAAATCAAAATCTTGCGGGACTTGAATCTAGAAATCAGGCGAAGACTTTCATCTATGCCCTCCTCTACGGAGCAGGAGATGCAAAGCTTGGGTCAGTGGCTGGACGAGGTAGAGCAGCTGGTAAAGGACTTCGACAACGCTTCTTTGATAATCTCCCATCATTCAAGACTCTTACGTCAGCAGTTCAACGAGAAGCTAAAAGCGGATTCGTTAAAGCATTAGATGGCCGTAAGCTTACTGTACGCTCAGACCACGCAGCTTTAAATACACTGTTGCAGGGTGCAGGAGCTATCGTAATGAAGAAGGCTTTAATTATTTTAGAGAAGTTGATAGTTCAGAATGGATTAGATGCTAAGTTTGTAGCCAACGTCCACGATGAATGGCAGATAGAATGCAGAGAAGATCATGCAGACGCAGTAGGTAAGCTAGGTGTTGCAGCTATTGTACAGGCTGGCTTAGAACTTAATCTTAATTGTCCACTAGACGGAGACTATAATGTTGGAAACAACTGGAGTGAAACTCATTAAAACTTGTATAGATTGTAAGAACGATCTGGATTTAAACAGTAACTGGACTGAGGCTAGGCAGGCCCAAGGGAAGTACCTTTGCAAATCGTGTTGGTCATTACGAGACAGTGCGCGCATGTTCGTCAACGGTGCTGAGATAACAAAGAAGCATCCTCTATACAAAGCAGGACGCTACAAGACCTTTGAGTCTGCTGCGTTCTCTGCCTTAGAAGGTTACTCAAAATCTACGGTAGGTTATGTGTACGTTGTATCTAACCCAGCTTGGGAAGGGTGGTTCAAAGTTGGGATGGCTGTTGATGCTTACGACAGATGCTCTCAGTACCAGACCTCTTCGCCTTACAGAGATTATGTAGTAGAATACTGTAAGTACTTTGAAGACCGGAAGAAAGCAGAGAGCCAAGCACATGCTCTTCTGAAAGGTACAGAGCAACGAGGCGAGTGGTTCAGAGCAGAGCTGAGCGTCATAAAGAATACAATTAAAACAATAGAAGGCGTATAGCGATGAGCTTACATGATTTAGTACCTGACATTTACAACGAGCTTGAGAAGCTGTCAGACGATGGCAAACCTTTACCGCTCACCGAAGAGAACATTGACCGGACTATATCAGGAATGAAAGAAGCCTTGATGTCGTGGGCAACACCACGGAAACGAGACTCCGCTTTCACTGTTCGAATGTCTAACGTAGGTAAACCTCCTCGCCAGTTGTGGTACGAGAAGCGTGATCCAAAAGGCCGTGGTGGTATTGACGGCCCTACACAGATTAAGTTCTTGTACGGCCACTTGCTTGAAGAGATTGTACTAATGTTGGTACGCATGGTGGACTATGAAGTAACAGACGAGCAGAAAGAAGTTACAGTTGATGGCATCGTAGGCCACATGGACTGCAAGATAAACGGTGAGGTGGTTGATGTTAAGACCGCATCACGCTTTGCATTCAACAAGTTTAAAGAAGGGCGCTTAGCACAGGACGATCCGTTTGGTTACATGGGCCAGCTTGCTGGTTATGAAGAAGCAGAAGGTACAGACGGTGGCGGGTTCTTGGTGTTGAACAAAGAGAGCGGTGAGCTTTGTATGTTTATACCTGATGATCTGGATAAGCCCAACATTAAATCTTCTATTAGTCAACTACTGCCTGCGTTAGAGCTTGATGTTCCTCCTGCTATTTGCTATGATCCAGTACCAGATGGCAAGAAAGGTAACATGAAACTAGCCAAGGGCTGTAACTGGTGTAAGTATAAGCACGAATGCTTTAAAAACTCTAACGGCGGACAAGGCTTACGCACATTTAAATATTCAAACGGCTACACACACTTAACCGAAGTGGTAGCAGAACCTAAAGTGGAAGAATTTTTATGAACAGAAGACGCAGTAAACGCATAGAGAGACATGCAGAGAGCCTCCTTGTAGTGTGGCTTAAAGGACTTCTAAGCGATGAAGAGGCAGCGAAGATAAACATAAGCAACTACAAGTCTATGATGCCGGAGCAGACTCACTACATGGCTCAGCGAACGATGTACTTAAACGCTTACCACCCGAAGTGGTTGAAGAAAAAGATAAATCAACTGCTGAGAATATTCCCAGACCTCACAGTAGAGGACATCAACTTGGAGATGGTCACATGGAAAGTCAATCAACGCCCAGTCAGCTCTCACTAGAGCAGATGATTATTGCAGTAGGGAGTTTCTTATATAATTCTAATTCGTCTATTACTGATATTGATGCAGAGTTTTTAAGAGACTTGAAGCTAGTTATCACGGCAGAACTAGAGCGCAGGGAGGCGACAACACATTGAAAAAAGTAAAGCGGGGCTACCGCAAAGCAAGAGTCAAACGTCCAGTAGAGAAAGATAAAGTTACAGGTTACGACTCTAACTGGGAATACGAATTACACTCAGGCATTCTAGATTCATGGAGCTTTCACGTTGATAAGGTTCCTTACACAGTTGACCACAAGTATGAACCAGACTTTGTAAGAGAGATAGACGGGAAGAAGATACTGCTCGAAGCCAAGGGAAGGTTCTGGGACTTTGCGGAATACAGCAAGTACGTTTGGATAAGCAAGGTGTTGCCGGATGATGTTGAGCTAGTGTTCTTGTTTGCTAACCCCAGCGCACCGATGCCCCAAGCTACTAGACGCAAGGACGGGACGAAGAGATCTCACGGAGAGTGGGCAAGCTCCAAAGGATTTAGATGGTATAGCGAAGATAGTATACCGGACAGTTGGATTAACACAGACAAGCGAGAAACTTTCGATGACTGAGATAGAGTATGGAAAAGATGAAAGACGAGACAGATACTTACGCAAAAAGAAAAAGAAGCTTAAACGGCCTGACGCAGCACTATCAAAACATGCTAACGCGGAGCCTTTTAAACGCACTCGACAACTTCAAGACAGAGGATTGGACAATGAGTATTAATGACGCAACACCTTCAGAATGGGATAGACTTAGAAAAGAACACCCAGCATTAGAGGTGCCAAAGCGCACAATAGATGAGTCAATGATGCAGGTTTATATTGACATGGCAGATATAGAGCTTACCGAAGGGATGGAAGCTACAGCGTGGTGGAAGCAACATGTTGCCCGTAAAGAACAGGCAGAGTACGAAGCGCGTTGGGTAGATGAGTCGCTGGAGGAAATAATTGCTAGGCAAGATGAAGAAGAAGAAGATGTAGTAAACAACCCTGACCATTACAACACAGGCAACGTAGAGTGTATTGAAGCCATCGAAGAGTCGATGACTCCTGAAGCTTTTAGGGGCTACCTCAAGGGCAACTGCATGAAGTACTTGTGGCGCTATAGCTACAAAGGGAAGCCCGTTGAAGACCTTCAGAAGGCTCAGTGGTACTTGGCTAAGCTTTTACAAGAAGAACTCTTTGAGGCAGAAGGGTTATATAAGAGAAAGCCTGAGCAACAGAATGCGCACACCTGATGGTACAGTGTTGCACTCAGCTCATCGACACGACTACGTGACGCACACAGACACACCCATTGAAGAAACAATTAAGTCCTGTATAGAGCAATACATCATGCAGGGCTTTGACGAGTATTTTGAATTTGACCAAGAGGATATGCAATAATGGATCAGTATCAACAATTTATACATAAAAGTAGATATGCACGTTG